AACGCAAAAAAGCTACAAGCTACGATTCAAGATTTAATTAAAAGCGGGATGGGTGCTCCAGAAGCTACAAAGCTCGCAAATGAAATGGCCCGTGCCGCACGCGATGCCGACCGCGTCAAGAGTTCTCTAGCCACGAAGATCGGGGAAAAAATTAAAACTCGGCAAGAATCCGAGGCCGTTGACCCAAGTGGGAAGTTACAGAAAAAAGCGGAAGGACTAATTGCAAAGGGAAAATACAAAGAGGCCGAGTTTGTTGGGGAACAGATAGCGGCCCGCGAACTTCGCACTTCTGTCGCTGGAGTCGGAGAGGGGCGCGATAGGCGGGCGGCAGCAGATATTTTGTCCGATTATTACGGAAATCGTGCTCCCGTCATGTCTGACAAGGAACGACTAGAGCTCGCGCGACTCGCTCGCGAGGAAGGTGTCTTTAAGGATTTCTCAAAATTTCAAGACAGAACAAAAAAAGGGCTGGATAGATTTGCCGACCTTGGCGCAGATGCAGCTAAAAAAATGGGAGAGACGACAAAAGCCGTGAAGGACGGAGCAAAGCCACCAGCCGGAACACCTGGGGGCGGGCCAGCAAAAACTCCCAAAGACACGCTTGACTCAATGGTTAAATCCATTCTTGATCTTATTACAAAAATTGAACCAAAACTACCGCAACAAGTTCTAGCATAAAAGTATGGCACACACATATTACGGCAACGACGGCTTAATTTTAACCAGCATCTCAAGGCAAAACTTCGACAGCGGACTAAGTCGCGTCGATTGCATTTACAAATGCAGGACGACAAAGGCGGACGATCTTGAACCGACATTAAAAGCGGGATTTCGCATCCCAGATCGTCCAGAATTTATTATCCGAGAAAACGCTACGCGCAAGGACGAAACTGACGGATTCACAACTTTCACGACTTCTGGATTTTTTGGTTCTTTGGTGACCGCTCCTGACGCTAACAATCCGATCCCGTCAGTTTTGGGCGCGAATGTCGGGAGTTGCAATTTGACGACAGGTATCAGTGCTATGGGTGTTGATGTAGCGTTTGGTGCTATAATTAACACATATAATCTTCAAATTCTTGGCGATACGTTGACACGCAAATTCACAATGAGAAAAATAGACTCGGTGACAACGCTTGCTCTTCCGAAGGTAAATTTAAGCGCAACGATTTTAGTCGCCACGGTTACTAGTTTAAGAGGCCAAGGAGCAAGATATTCCGGATTTGAGTTGGAAAATAAATTTTCGATGCCATATATAGTCGAGGGCAATCCCGGGATTGTTAGCACTTACAAAAGGGGATCGCTTGCAAACGGTTTAGTTGGAAATCCGGAAATCATAAGCGTGAACCGCTCCGGCTTTGGCGAATATGACGAGGTAACAGTTACTTGGGGACTTAAATACAATGATTTTCGACTCACTTGGACGGAGGAGCGTGGCCCTGGATGGGTGCTTCCCCCAACAAATAGACAAAACTGGAATAGCTTCAAAGAAGTGTAATAATCGATGAACGACTTTCCCGTTGACTTCCGCGACCAGATCGCATCCGGCAAATCGGCGCAGCCGATTTCGGCGGCTGCGCTAATGCAAAATTTTGCTTGGGCAAAATTGGTTGCCGACGATTCGTATTTGCAGGACACAACGTTGGCAGGATTCCCAGCGAAGAAATTAAACCTGCCTCCGATACCAAGCGGAAGCGGGACGTTCGTTCTGGGAGCAGAAGGCGGCTCGCTGAGTTGGATCGCCACCGAGGAATGCCCATGATCCTAGGCAGGACACCATCCGGAGCGATCAAAACAAAAACCGACGGCGGCCTTCGCGCTGTGGAGTGCGCGTGTTGTGGGTGTGATATTACTATTGAGACTGCAAAGACAACAACTATCTCCTTGGCATACAATTTCGATATCTCGACACCGAGCTGGTCGGGGCAATTCACGGTGCCAATAGAAGAAACAGGATATCCACTTTTAAATTACAAGAAATTTTGCGATAGTGACACCCCTCAGGATTTCCTTGGGCCTTGTAGTGAAGACGCCGATTATATAAATTATAATGTTACAATAACAAAATTTTTAACACCTATTGAAGAAATCCCATGTTTGATCGACGATTTCCCTGAAACAGAATGGGGCGGGACTTGGATACAATTTGATTGCATGTACTCTCTCGCGATTGCAAAAGACCCGAATAATCCATCTTTTTTCGCTTTAGACGCAGCAGTAATCGCTGAAAATGTAATTAACGTAGATCCAAATGATTGTTTCAATCAGACTTATGCGACTAACTGGAGATATCAGTTACGGCCTTGCAGCTTTCAAGATCCGAGTGCTGGTGGATTAACCGCGAAGCAAGTATATCAAGGTCTATTTGAAGGGGGGGATGTATGGACTCCATTAACGCCATAAAACAATTATTAGATTCCAAGCAAAAAAGAGTTGAAATGCTCGCACGCTTCGGCAACGCCGCGCACCGCTTCGCTCGCGCTGGCTTCGCCACCACACCACCAGAAGCACTCGCCACCCGCGAAGCAACGTGCCGAGCGTGTCCCGAATGGGACGCCGCCGCCTTGAACGCCACGGGCCGCTGCCGCAAATGCGGATGCAGCACTTGGGCGAAGTTACGCATGGCAACCGAGCGGTGTCCGCTCGGCAAGTGGGAAGCTGTTGACAAAACACCCGAATAAATGGCACGCGATCTTTTTATTGACACAACGAACCGCAGGCTGGCGACGAGCTTGACGAGCCTTGCACCAGCTACAACGCCGCGCTTCGTGAAGGGCGACAACGGCGCAATCAACTTGTATTTTCTGGAGGCGACAAACGACATATCTACCCCGTTTAATGTTATCGACTACACCGGAACGGATGTGAAATTCGGCGTAGGAAGCCGCACAGGCGTCCCAGCATCAGGCACGTTTACTCTCTCCTTCGGCGGCCAGACTAGCGGAGCAATCGGATTCAGCGCGACCGCAGGCGCGATATCATCCGCGCTCAACTCACTCTCGACAATCACCGCCGCAGGCAAAGTGTCCGTTGACGGCACAATGGCAACTAATTTCGTTGTCTCATTCAACTCGGCCGGCACGCAGGGCGCGATCACTGGCAACTTCGCCCGTCTCATTCCAACCACAACCGCGCTCATCGACGAGCGGCTTGCCGGAGACGCTACAACTGCCGAAATCCAAGAGCTTCAACTCCGTCTCGCTCCCGCAGTATACGAGCCGACATGGACGGATCTAGGAACGGCAATGACGGTCAGCGTTGCGACCACTCTTACCGGATCGACGCTTCAAAACGAAGTGCAACGTGTCTCATTTTCTCGACCTCCATACCAAGGAAATTTTGTTGTCACTGTGCCGACCTACAACGTGGATATCACTTCGACCGTTACGAATGGCGTGTTTATAACCCCCACCAATCACGGGCTTGCGTTGCAGCAGGTCGTTACATTAACAGGATTCACGGCACTGACCGGATACACGCAAGGCGAAGTTTATTTCGTAACGGCAATTCCAAGCCAGACGCAGTTCATTCTTGGTTCGTCAACGATCACCACGGGCATAACAAGCGGCTCGGCAACTGTAACATCGGGAAGCATTGCATCAACGCTCTTGGCGCAAAGTGGGCCGCTCCCTGCCTCAATAAGCGAAAGCGAATTTGAACTTGCATTGCAGTCACTTAATTCTATTGGCGCGAACAACGTGACGGTCAGCGGCATTCAAGGCAAATATTTCGACCTCACATTTGGTGGCGCAAAAGGATTCACCGACTTGCCTACACTCCAAGTACAGAGCGGCTTGACCGCAGCACCAGGCAAGACAGCCGCCGTGGATTTTAACACGTTCGGCGTCCGCGATCTGCTTCTCAACGCAACCTCGGTAACGACCGAGATTGAGATCGAACTAACGACCGCAGGCGAGCGGAGCACGATAATTCTTCAACCATGCACACTTACCGAAGAACTCATCACCCAAGGCGGTCTGAGCTAATGGACAGCCACACTTTCCATACGTTCGTCGGAACGAGCGCACCAGCAACGGCTGTCCTAATCTCGTTCTCGGAGGTCGAGGCATGGCTTCGCATTCTCTCTCTCGTTCTCGGAATTTGCATCGGTGCGGTATCGTTATACAAAATGTTGAAAACAAAAAAACCATGAAAGCACTATTCTCGAAATTGAAAGAACCGTCCACTATTCGCGGGGTCGCGATAATTGGCAGCTTGGTGGGCGTAAGCCTAGACCCGTCTAAATGGGACGCCATCGGCTCGGCACTTGCGGCGATAATCGGACTTATCGAAATCTTCCGAAAAGAAAAATGAACGCGAAAACCATCGCGCTTTGGATGATCGTTCTCAGCTTCGCGTTCTTAGGCATGGCATTTTTGACTTCATGCGCTGGATTCAATAATCCTGCGGTATGCGTTAAAACGGATTACGGCACTTTTTGTTATGAGCTTCCAGAAATACCATCGCTAAAAAAATGACCTTCGACGACCGCAGCGAGATTCAGCTTGCAACGCTCCACCCCGAGATGCAAAAGGCCGCACGGGCCTTCCTAGGCGTTGCAAAGGTCATTTGCGCGAAGGTTGGCTGCGACGTCAAGATCATCAGCGGAACTCGGAGTTACATGGAACAGGATGCGCTCTATGCGCGGGGCCGCACAACGCCAGGGAAAAAGGTAACGAACGCCGCCGCCGGACATTCAAATCACAACTTCGGCATCGCTTTCGATATCGGCATTTTTCGCGGCAAGGAATATTGCGGAGAACATCCGCTGTATCACGAGCTCGGCACGCTCGGAAAATCGCTCGGCATGGAATGGGGCGGTGACTGGAAATTCGTTGACGAACCCCACTATCAGCTACGTCCGCATTGGGCAAAGGGCATGACCGAGCGTGATATGCTCGCCAATTTACGCAATAGAGTATCTAAAAAAATAGACGTCCTCGCTTGAAAAAAAAGAGACAACCGACGGTTGAATCGGAGCGAACGGAAGCACTCGCGGAAGCGAAGCGCATCCTGTCGGAGCATTACGACTGCGGCTTCACTATCGTCTCGTGGGAGCAAGCAGGCGAGACCATGCACGGGGAATTTGTATTCGGCAACAAGTACGCTGTCGAAGGACTCGCAGGCGACTCTTTCAGTATTTTATTTCCAGACGCAGAAGAAGAGGAGGAAGACGAAGAAGCATGAAAATGACATTGGAATTCGACGAGACCGAGCGATACGAGCACGAAGTGGCCTGCAAAGCCCTTGATATTCTCATCCTAGTGGATGACATAGATCAAGAGCTTCGATCCGCTTTAAAACACGAGAGTGGCGAATTTGCAAAGCTTGACGAAGACACTATGGAGGCCGTCCGCGCTTGGATATGGAAGGAACGGAGTGACCGGAACATTCCAGAACTTAAATGAAAGGCTGGAAAAAATGGATGGCTGTTGGGTGCTCTCACGGCGACCAGATCGACCCAGAGGCACGCAAAAGTGTCCTTACGTTCCGAGACCGCTGGCGCCCTGACATAACTATTCATCTAGGAGATTTTTTGGACTTAGCCGCCTTTCGATCTGGGGCAATCTCCGATCCCAACTCAAGCGACCGAGCCGCGAGCATCTCGGACGACCTTTCAAGTGGTATTGATTTTCTGCACGAATTACGTCCGCAACATATTTTATACGGAAACCATGAAGCTAGGCTTTACAAGCTCGCGTCGTCTCCCAACGCGCTTGCGGCTCACGCCGCTACGCTTACCATCCAAGCCATCGAGAAGACCGCGAAGGAACTCAAGGCGAAATTGTATCCGTATCACATTCGATCCTTTTACGAGCTAGGCGGAACTAAGTTTTTGCACGGTTATATGTATAACGTGCAAAGTATAAGGGATCATGCGGAGACATACGGCCAATGCGTGCTGGCCCACCTTCACCGAGTCGGATGGGAACGCGCACGCACGCTAGACGGCGCAAGTGGATATTGCACCGGAATGCTGGCTCGTTTCGATATGGAATACGCTTCGACCCGCCGCGCCACCTTCGCTTGGTCGCAGGGCTTCGCCTATGGCTTTTACAAAGACAACTCAATAAACATCAACCTATGCGAGCGAAAAATAAATCAACCGTGGCTGTTGCCGATTTAGAAAAAGCTTGGGCGGCTTTCTACGATTCAACAAAAGTCGAAAACGAGAAGGAACTCGCCAAGCAAGGCTGGAAGACTATTCGCGCTATTGCCGAAGAGTCGAAATTGACCGTCGCCGCGATTTCTTGCCGAGTTGAAACTGCAATAGGGAAAGGGATTCTTGAAACAAAAAAAGCAACAATACAAACGAATCAAGGCGTCCGCGAGGTGAAATTATACCGACCTACCTAGTTAGATTCCAATATGTAAATTGGTTTTTATCCAAGCCACAGATGCGCTCCAGCATTGGATGAGCGCATATGTAAAGCCTTTTCCACAGATTTATTTTCGCACTTCGCGAATTTTTTTCTTTTCATCTTTGCGGAGATGAAAGAATGTTTGTCCATCGAAAGCGAAGACCGCTGACGAAGAAACCAAAACAGAAAACCAAAAAATGAAAACAACGAAAACAATCAAAGCCGGACAGACTCTCACAACCCGCAGCATTTGCGATTACAACTGCATTTACACATTAGAAGTGTTAAGCCGCAAGGGAGCATTTGCAGTCATCAAATGGATGAACGATGAAAAGCGCAAAAAAGTATTGATTGATTCAGATGGATGCGAGTTCATCATGCCTGAGCGTTACAGCATGGCACCAGTTTTTAAAGCAATCTAACAAAAACTAAATATATGGAACCACTAACATTCTTGGCACTATTCGGAATTTGCACTTGCTGTGCATTCATCGCCGGTTATTTGATCGGCAACATAAAAGCCACCTGCGAATCGGAACAAACCCGCCGCTGGTGGATGAACCGCCAGATCAAACGGGAGCGCCGCTAGTGACCGCCGAAGAACTACATGACGCGGAATGTGAGTTCACTCGCAACCTTCTGTGCGGCATGATTCAACAGGCCGTTCAAGACATGCAAAGCGAGAAGGTATTTTTGAGCCGACAACTCAACGAAGCTCAAGAACTCGACCGAGAGTCGGCAATTCACTTCATCCGCTCAAAAGCATTCCAAGGCATTTGCGATGTTCTCGCTCTGCCAGCCGACAAGATAAAAACAAGGGCATTAAAAAATGATATTATCACTCGATCCAGGAACGACGCACAGCGCATTCGTACAATTCGACCATCGCGGGATACATGACCACGGTCACCTTCCGAATGCCGAGATCCGCCAGATTCTCATCGGTCGCGAATACGACCGAGTTGCTTGCGAGATGATCGCTAGTTACGGCATGGCGGTCGGAGCTTCGACATTTGAAACGTGCGTCTGGATCGGACGATTCATCGAGGTTGCTAGGGTTGACGTGGAACTAATTTTTAGGAAAGATATCAAACTTTTCCTATGCGGAACGATGCGAGCAAAAGACGCCAACGTGCGCCAAGCATTGCTCGATCTCATCGGGCCGCAGGGAACAAAGAAAACCCCAGGGCCGACTTATGGAATTAAGTCGCACACTTGGGCGGCACTCGCTGTGGCCGTTTATGCGGCGAATAAAAAATGTTAAGAGACTATCAAAGTGCAGTTATTGAAGAATTAAAGAATTCTTTGAGCAATCATAGCAAGATCGTTATTTCTTGCCCAACAGGTTCAGGCAAAACAATCCTAGCAATAGAAGGTATAATTCCAATGCTTGCAAAACCAATAGCATGGATAACGCACAGGGTTGAATTGGCTGAACAGGTTCAAAAGCACAATTCGGACATAACGTTAATTATGTCACAATCGCGCAATGACATTAAGGGGTTTGCATCAATAATTGTAGATGAGGGGCATCATGTAGCGGCTAACAGCTATCAAAGAATAATAAATGACAATCCAAATGCGATAGTAATATGCTTAACAGCTACGCCATATCGCGGAGATGGAATAGGTCTTGGTAGTTGTGGATTCAGTAAGATAATTTCCGGCCCAGATATCTATGCTTTAACTCAAGATCGATGGTTGTGTCCTGCTAAAGTATTTGTTCCTGTGTCAGAAACGCAATCAGAATGGACTGCCAGAGCTGCAACTTTTACAATGATGCAGCACAACTTTACAAAAGCATTGGTTTACTCCCAAAGCATAAAGTCGGCATATCAAATGATGCATGAATTATCTAAAAAAGATATACCCTCTGCAATAGTTACTTCCACCATGAAGATGGATGAAAGGAATGATTCCATTCTGCAATTCAAATCAGGAGGAGTTAAAGTTCTTTTAAATCATACCATTTTCACAGAGGGAAATGATATACCTGGAATCGACATGATTGTTTTAAACCGCTTCACATATAGCCGATGCTTGTGGCGTCAAATGACCGGAAGAGGACTTAGGCCGTCACCTAAAAAAGAATATTGCACGGTGCTTGATCTTGCTGGAAATGGATTATTACATGGTAGCATCTATGATGAGGAGATATTTAGTTTAGATGGCTCGGTAATAACAACAAGCAGCAGACAATGCCCAAGTGAAATAAAAGAAACAGAAACAGAAAAACAAAAACAGAAAAAATTAAACAAAGGAGAATCATTGAAATTATGGACACCCAAACCAAAACCAATAAGAATAATAGAGAGCTTACAAAAACTGAAATTGAACTCGCCGCTGCAGAGATTAAGGACAGGTTGCATCGCTTATTAAAGTGCCAGGATATTCTTAGTAATTCTGATTATGAAGGCGATTTAGGATATCAATCAGCAGAACTAAAACTTAGAGAAGAATATCAAATCCCAGAAGACGTTTATTTATTCTCTGAGTGCGATTCACGATGGGCAAAAGAGGTCGAGCAATGGATTAAACCTTTTGCAGCCGGTCAGCTCACAGAAGAGTTAATCCAACTTGAAATTATTGATCGTGCAATGGAAATTGATGAATACGATTACGCGTGGGTCTTTCTTGGTATTCATGCAAATTTTTATGACAAAGAAAACGGGATTGATATTGATGATGCTGACAAGGAGATTATTGAAATTGGCAGCCGAGCAAAAATTAAATCTCAAACGTGCAGACGTTGGCAGGCTTGGCATGATGATGTTTTAAGAAATGTAGTCGTAAAAAGCCATTGGAAGCTGCACGGCTATAAATATAATTCAAAAATGTATCAAGAAGATTATAAAAATCTTAAAGAACTTTATAATAAAGCAAAATCCCAATGCCCAGAAATAAGCGATCCGTATTGGAAGAAGGTTGATGCGATTCGCAAAGTGAAGCACCCTTTACCTAAAAATTGGGAGAAGCAAGTCGCAGATGCAGAAGAATTACACAAAAACAATCGCGACTGGCAAGATTACAAAAGGAAATAATCACCGCAGTAAAACAACAAACAAAAAAAAATAGAAAATGAAAATAACTAAAGGAAAACAACAACGCGCCCAGCGCGTAGTCATCTACGGCGTCGAATCCGTAGGCAAAAGCACATTCGCGGCCAAGTTCCCACGTCCGTTGTTTCTCGACATCGAGCAAGGCACAAGCCACTTGGATGTGGACCGCTGCGAGATCAACAGCTGGAAACAATTAACGGATGCGTTAACAGAAGCCAAGGCGACCGACTACAAAACCATAGTCATCGACTCGGCAGATTGGGCGGAACGCCTGTGCGTTGAAGACCTTCTCGCCAGCACCAAGAAGACCAGCGTCGAAGATTTCGGCTTCGGTAAGGGATGGGTGATGGTAGCCGAGCGCATGAGTCGGATGCTGTCCAGCATCGATCAACTCATTGACGCCGGCAAGAACGTGGTGATGATCGCGCACTCGAAAATAGTGCGCTTTGAAGCACCAGATGCGCTGGCCGCATACGACCGCTACGAGTTGAAGTTATCCAAGCAAAGCTCTCCGCTCTTGAAGGAGTTCGCGGACGAACTTTGGTTCCTACGGTTTAAAACTAAAGTATCGACCACGGACAGCGGCAAGGGGAAGGGCATCGGCGGCAAGGAGCGCATCTTGTTAACCACGCACTCGGCAGCTTACGACGCGAAGACGCGATCTGGCCTTGCAGAAGAGTTGCCGCTGGAGTGGGCATCGGTCGCGCACTTGTTCGAGGCCGTTGCAACTAAACAGCCAGAGCATATCGTCGAAGCCGACGGAATGGTAGGATGGCAGGAACGGCTCGCAAAGCATGAAGGAGCGGTGAACCAGTTTCTTATCGCTCGTGGCGTCCTGACAAGCGAGCAGACTTGGCGCGACTGCGCTCCAGAATACCTGCACCGCGTTGCGCTTCGCGTGGATCAGTTTGTGAACACGGCGATCGAGTGGAGGGCGTCAAACTCGTGACAAATACTACCCATTATTTGTCACAACACTTGACCAATGTAGAATTAAAAAAATGAGTAAAGAAATATCACCTAGCAGCCTGCCCAAGCTTGCAGAGTGCGCTCTCTTCGAGGGCGCAGGCGGAACAAGCTCTGCAGCGGAGCGCGGCACGGCGGTAGACGTTGCAATCCGCAACTTGATCTCGGCACAGCATGACGTTGCAATCGTAGGCGAAGATGCCGGAGCTATCACCTACGGCGTCGAGGAACTGACGCGCCTTGCAAAGGGTTCGTTTATCGAGACTCGCGAAGAATACCTTGCAATGGCAGTCCCTGGACTTAGCAAGCTCGGCACGGCAGACGCAGTCTGCAAAGCCGAGAAATGGGTCGCGGATATCAAGACGGGGCAATTACGCAATTATAGAAATCAGCTTCAGGCATACGCATTAGCGTGCATGGAAGATAACTTTGAAATGTCTTGGACTGCTCATGTTATCTACGTCGATCAAAAGCTAATTCGTAGCTACGACTTCACCTACGAAGAAGCCAAGCAAGGCACTCAAAGAACAATCGACCGCGCAACAAGCGCGGAAGCCAAGCCGACGCCTTGCGAGTATTGCAGTTGGTGTAAGCATTACAACAACTGCCACGCCATCGTGAGGCAGGCTGAGAGCGCAATCGCGCTCATTCCAGACGTTACAGGCAACAGCATCGATGCGATCCGTCAGCGCATCCTCGCAACAGCCGAGAGCATGGGAGCGTTTGCCAAGGAGTGGAAGCTGGCCGAAAAGGAGATCGCCGAGCCGGTGCTCGGTCATCTCAAGACGAGACTCGAAAACGGAGACGAAGTCGCAGGATGGAAACTCACCAGCATGAGCGGAAGGAAATTCGTGGAAACAGACGCAATAGCAAAAGCAAGCCAAAACATCACAAAAGAGACATTGATCCTAGCGATGGGCGGGAAGCTATCAGAAAAGAGTTATCTCGAACTCTGCGCCAATAACGGCGTAGAGCCAGATACAACGGCGATCAAGGCCGGAGCGCCGACAACACAACTCCGCCAAACAAAAATAAAATAGAAAAACAAAATGCCAACATACAAAGCAAGCGAACCAAAACAAGCCGCGATTTATTTCGTAGAGCCCGGAACATACGAAGTCGAGATAGTTAAAGCGGTCGAGAAGACAAGCCAAGCCGGAAACCCGACGATAAAGCTCGACGTTGCCGTCATCCTTGAAGGTGGCGTGGAGGGTCCGAAAATGTGGGAGCATCTCACGTTCACTCCCAAGGCGGCGTGGAAAGTTGACCAAGTGCTTTCGAGCATCGGGCGTGCAGTCATCCCAGGCGAAGACGTGACGGTGGAAGCGGAAGACTTGATCGGTGAAAAAGGAGTTTGCGTCATCGGAGTCGAGGCAGGGCAGACCAACCCAGAGCATCAGTTTAACTGCGTTGAGCGGTGGCTCTTCGGAGATGAAAAGGCAAAATGGCTAGGCAACCGTCGCAAGCCAGCGGCTAAGACCGACAAGCACATCGTCGCCAAAAGCAACGGCTTCGTTGCTCAACCCGCTGACGAAACCGACGACATTCCGTTTTAAGAAATGAACGGAACTCTCTCACTCCGGTTGTGTATTTGCATGAATGACTGCCCTATTGGGTTAAGGTTGGAACGTGGCGATCCGCTGCCGATCTACCAGCATACTTACGACGACTCGCCGGAGGGGAGAGCATTGGCGGAACAACACCTAGAAAGAATCTCAGACTATGTTCGAAGGCATAACAAAGATGTTAAATCTCGCAAGACTAGTTAAAGAGCAGATGGCCGATCTTGAATTACTCGTAGATTTATTAAACATTCGCATCGAGTCGCTAACCGAAGAAAACAATCGACTCGTAAAAGAAAATAAGGCGCTTCGCCAATTCCTATCCGGCAAATGAAACTCAATCAATTTATTATTGAAAAGATTGAATATTATCAAAAAAATAATCTAAAGCAACCAGTACAATATTGGTTAGGACATCGGAGCGTCGGTATTAAATCTATGGATTTAATTAGAAGTTACGGTGTCGTTGAAGAAAATGCTGAGTTAATTGGGTTCGTTGAGTCCTATACAAGAGATTACCTATTTAGAATGAATAATCAAAAAAATCAATCTTGGCGCGGCTATCCGCTCCGGTGTTGGCCAAACCACCAAGACGATTGCTACCGGTGGGACTGGGAGATTCTTATCGACGGCACTTGGATTGAGGTCGTTACTCAGTCCACGCGGTGGATCGAGGAGGAGGCCGAGGAGGTGCTGGAAAGGTATTTAAGGAAGAAATTAAATGATACTCTCGCCTGACTTCTGCGATCACTATAAGACCAAAATCCTGCTACGCCTAGCAGGCCACGCAGGTGTCTTTAGCCTTCTCAAACTCTGGTCGCAATGCCAGTTTCGCAAGTGCGAGCGGATAGAAAAGCCAGCAACTATCGTCGCGGCGATAGCCGATTGGGAAGGCGACCCAATGCAACTCGAAAACGCGCTTGTAGAAAGCGGCTACGCAAGGCGCGAAGGTGATGCCTTTATTTTGCATCAATGGCAGGATCAAAATAAGCGTTTATTCTCGAATTACAAAAATGGGAAGAAAGGCGGAAGGCCGAAAAGTGATACGCCAAAGCCTGCAAAAAAGCCAGTCGGAATGCGTCTGTAAATAACCCAAATGAAACCCAACAATAACCCAAATGAAACCCAACAGGAACCCAACAATAACCAATGGTGGTCTAGATAGATAGAATATCTATCTACTAACGTAGATAGATAGGCTTCGCCTCTCTCGCTTAAGGCGAGAGGCGAAGCTATCCAGAAACAAAAAGAAGGGAACAAAATGGCAATTTTAAAACGAGAAGAAACAGCAACAAGGTCGGCAGTTCCGACAGCACCGAGCGCAGAAAAGGCCGCGATCTCGATCATACTTCAGAACTACGAAGTGCTAGACGCCGCGAAGTGGGACGCCGATCTGTTCTTCGAGCACGCCAACCGAGCTTTGCTCTCAGCGGCCAAGGAGTGCCACAACGAAGGCTACAAGTCGGACATCTTCCGACTCCAGGCTGTCTTGGAAGAAAAGGGATCGATATTCGACGTGGGCGGATACCACGGCGTGACTGAAGCATTCACGGCATACCCCACGGGTGACGCCGTAGCCGCATTGGACTTCAGAAAAGACTTACTCAAGGCGCGTCGCTATCGAAAGGCGATGGCGAAGCTGGCAGAGAGCAAGGACGACATCCGCGAAATGCGTGCCGACTTGAACGGCATCGCTCAACATCTGGCGGACGCGGATGAGGAACAAACGGACGCCGTTTCGCTCAAGAAGCAATGCGCCGAGTTGCTCAACGAACTCGAAAAAACTACGCCACCAGAACGCTTCACGACCGGCGTGAATGGACTGGACGAAAGGATCAACGGCGGGTTTGAGCGTGGGACGCTCGCAGTGTTCGCTTCGGAGACTTCGGGCGGCAAGTCTATTGCTTTACTCCAAACTGCGCTCCACGGGGCTTTAAACGCCAAGAATGGCCTGATTTTCTCGCTAGAGATGAGCGCAACACAGGTCATCGGTCGCCTAGTCGCATCCAAAAGCGGCTGGCGTTGCGTCTCGGCATACGAAAAACCAAGCCAGTCGCACGTCAACGGAATGAAACTCGGCATCGCGGACATCTCGGCACTTCCGATCACGATCTGCGACCAAGTGTCGGATATCGACAGTATCGAGTCGATATGTCGGCAACTCAAACGCACCGGCCTTGACTGGGTTGTTGTGGACTACATCCAGCTATGCTCGCCCTCCGCCGATAGCAAAAGCGAGACACGCGAACAACAAGTCAGCGAAGTCGTGCGCCGTCTCAAGCTGATGGCGTTGCATTTAAATGTTTGCGTCCTGACCGCATCTCAACTAAACGACAAGGGCGAGCTACGCGAGTCGCGGGGCATAGGGCATCACGCGGACTACGTCTTGCATATCGATCACGCGAACCATCCCGACATCGAAATTAAACTTATGAAAAACAGAAACGGAGAACGTCACGTCTCCGCTCCGGTTCTTATGCAAGGCGGCATCAGTCGCTTTGTCGATAGGGTGACGAAATAATTTGCAATACAAAAAAACTATGGCACAAAAAGTATTCGATGCACGACTTGACGCGAGACGCCGCCGAATACGACGAGGCTTCGTATACTCCCGACTTCTACAGCTTCGACGATCCCACGGCAGGTCACGCCTTCCGCATGACGGCGTATCGAGAAGCATCGGAGAAACTCCTGGTTGTTCTGAACAAAACGATCAGCTTCTTAGCGGAACATGGCTACTCTCGGAGCAAGACTTTGTGGGGCGTGGCCTTTGCATTAGGTCATCCGCTAACCGCTGGCATGAGTATGCTAGAAGCAGGGCGCGAACTAGGCTGCACCAAGCAGGCGATCAGCAAGATCGCAATGGACTTCCTCGACACGACGGGCCTTCCGCCTAGCACATCACCCAAGACCGAGGAGGCCAGCAATACCATCCGAAAAACCAATA